TTTTTTTCGCGTTAGCAGCTTGTTTAGCCACTTCTTCAAATCCTGCCAAGTCGATTGCAATGAAGTAACTACCATACTCAGGTTCCACACCATATTTGATCCAATCTTCTTTAAAAACATCGCTTCCTGCGTTGTCAAAGGATGCTAGGTATTCTTGCTTGAAAGCAAAAGAACTCAGCGTTTTCTTGGCAGACTCAATTTCAGTTGGGTCTATCAATGGGTTATCTTGGGTTGTGAAGTGCCAGGACTTCCAATCAGGATCAGATTCCTCTTGGCCCAGCTTGAACAGATCATAGAACCAGTTGCGACCCTTGGGTGTGCCAATGAATATGGCTCTGCCCTTTTTATCGCTCAAACTCGCCCTGATGACTTGCTCCCAGGCTTCAGGCTTAATGTCCGCAACCTCGTCTAGCACCGCATAGGTAAGGGACACACCCCGCAGGGTATCTGGTCTATCAGCACCACGAACATAAATCTTTGCACCATTTATCATGGTGATATCCATATTGTTGATGTGACTGTTTTGGATAACATCCCGTCCAATCTCTAACAGCACATCCCAAATAATCTGCCTTGCCTGTCCATTGGTGGGCGCAACATAGAGAACTGCACTTCCTGCTGGGCAACGTAATGCTTCAATAATTAGCGTAGTAGCCGCTAACCTAGACTTGCCACAACGCCGACCAGCAGCCACAACCTTAAACCTTGTTTTGTCAGTAAAGACTGTTTGTTGCCAAGGAAGGAGTGAGAAGTTGAGGTCAGACATTATTTCTTCATCATTTGCATGACCTGCTCTTGTAGCTTTTGAGCCTCAAGAGTCTGATCTAGTGTGGCATTTTTTGCAGATGGATCGTTAGAAAGAATCCTAGCCAAGATAGATTGTTTGGCAGCTACAGGGTCTTTCTCGTATTCTGTTCCAGCAAACATTTTCTCCTGAGACTTTGTTAAGTCAAAGTTTGGAGCAACATTGTTTTGCCTCATGTAAATCCGCAAAGCCTCATTTCTTGCAACTGCTTGTTGTTCAACAGGACTTAGTTCTGAGTATGGGTTCAGAATGATTTTGTCATCTTCAGCAGCCATGCCGCCAACCTCTGGTCTTTGCTTGAAAAAGTCAAGTTCACCAGGGAAAGGCTTTCTTGTTCCATACATTTTGACAAGGAAATCCACTTTTATTCCTTCGCTTGTACATCAGTCACATCTTGCAAGGGTTCAATCTCTACGCCACCAATGCCTGTGATGTTGATGGTAACGGCATTCCTTTGCTTGCCTTCTTTCTCAAACAGACTGACAGGAAGCATCCTATCCATACAGAGTTTGAGCATAGCGGCCTGTGCTGGGTGTTCATCATTCATGGCAATCTCAATTGCTTTGTGAACGACATTGGAACCTGCACTGTTTATCAGGAGGTCTTTGAGTTCTTTGATGCGCTGAACTTCAGTCTTTGGCAGCAGAGCCGCAGGTCTTTCAGCATAGGTAGACATAGTGAACTTCTTGTTCACAGCACCTTTGGGGCGACCTTTTTTCTTTAGGTTGTTTGGCAGTGCATCAATCACATTCATACTTTACCCAGTTATGGAAGTTTGGTGAACTATACATTGTTTGACAAGTGGGGTAAACCCTAGTACATTCTTCACGGGGCCATCACCCAGCCCTCTATGCGGTGGAACCGACCAATTAGGATAATCGTAGCGAGTCAGGCGACTCTTAAGTAGCCCCCCATCATTCGGGATGAATCATGGCAAGGTGAACAGGAAATGTAGTCTGAGCCACTTGTCTGACAAACAAGATACTGGTTAGCTTAGATAAACAAGAGGTTCACTTCTGAAAAGAAGATCAACCCTCACGGGTGCCTGAACTCGTCTATACCCTACCACCACCCGTCTGTAGCACCTACTTCCTTCCCAACAAAAGCTAGTCATTTTTGTAGGTAATCCTAGGTTGGCTTTTCTTGTACGGAGGAGGCACCACAAAATCTCTCACACCACAACCACCCCCTCCCCCCCATGTTTGTAAGCACACACTAACTAAAGGCTAAGTAAGTGCTGGCTAACTTAGATGTTAGTGAGCGCTTGCTATGCAAGCATCACTGAAGTGAGCACACGCTAACTTGTCCTGGTTAGTGAGGACTCACATGGCTATGCAAAAGCTGCATAACAACTAAAAGTTATAAGGCTTAGATGAAAAAGGAGTAAGCACCTTAGTCAACCTACCTGACTAAATCCTCCAAAAGTTAGCCATCACTAACAACAGCATGATAAACAGTTAGCGCGCACTAACCTACGACCAGAGAATAACCTGGCACTTTCTACTTCATCGGGTTTTCTCTATGCCTTATAAATCAACAGGTTACAACGATTGGCACGATTCTTCCATGCTATATATATGTAAGTGGTAGATTTCTATCCTATACAGTTCAACATGTTATCAACAGAAAGGCGTTAATCATGAACACACTCACTCTAGAAGTCACCTTGCGCGGTGGAGAAAAGAAAGTTTTTCCGATGTCCTTTAGAGCCTCGGAATACCACCAAGCAGACAGTTGGCACGAATTCCTGATCCCTTGCATGGATCGCCTTGCAGAGGTGCATTTAGAGATGTTTACAGGCGACTATGCCGCTTGGGAGACTGTCTCCTACCACTACCTTGAGGGTTTGGCTTCTTCGGGCGATGTGGAGGCTGACGACTTCGAGGAAGACAAGGGTTATAAATATGCTTGGCAAATGTTGCTTGACGGCAAACCCGCAACCTATTCAGAAGTCGATCAATCTTTGAATTGTGATTTTTGGTTGCACATCAAATCCACTCGTCAAACTGAAGGAGATTGGACAAGCATGCCGCTTGACAAAACAGAAAACGGGTTGGACATTTGTGACGGAATTTATGAGGCGGTTGAAGTTGATGTTGAAAACGGCACAGAAGAAGACGGCACACACTACGGCAAAGTCTTGGAGGCAATCCAACCAATTCTTGAGCGAAAGATTGAGTTTGTCAAAACCACGATTGACGGCATTGAATACGAATTTACCTTGAGCCGTTGCGAGCAGTTTTATTCCAACACCAAAGGAGCGCAAGCATGAGAGCGCAAACAGTAGCCGCAAGGCTTGCCGAATTGGGTGTCAATGTCCTGTCCTTCTCTGAAGGCAATGTGGAGGTTGACGGCTCAGTAGATATAACTGAAGACATTCATGTCCAAGTGCCCACCTTTGGACGGGGTTTGAGCGTTGGACAATTCTTCCCTGAAGAGCAAGCGTTTCAGTTTTACCCTGTGCGAAACTGTTACTCTTTGGTTGCCAAAGACATTAAGAAATGCCTTTCGTTGGTAACTTCGTAGCCATGGGCCGCTTTCGGGCGGCTTCTCCACTTCTTGTCCTGGTCGGGAAAGTTTTTCCCTTGGTCGTGTAAATTTTGAAAGGCTTCATATGAAAAAAGAAATTATTTGGGCTGTTGTCTGTATTGCTGCCTTTGCCTACATAGGGGTTTTGTTAGCTTGGAGAGGCTAGTCCTTAGACTATTGGGTATCCTCTTGGGTATCCTTTAGCCTAGCGATTGGCTGGGGTTTCAATTCTGAGAGGCTTTACCATGTCACAAACCGCATTAAGAGCATTTGCCAAAGTAAAAGCAAAACGACAACAACATAACATTGGTCAATCGGTCAATGTTCAGATTTTTGGCCGTGAAGTGTTGGCAAAAATCATAGCAGTTCACCCCTTTGGCACTGTTGATGTTGAAACACCCAGTGGATGCTATCGCATTTCTGGCTTGGCATTGCCTGAACAATGTACCAATTAAACCGATAAAACCAAGGCTCAAGGGGATTTTGTCCCCTTTGGCCTGGGCTTTGCCTAGGGTTCTTCAACTTTGAAAGGCTTTGATATGAAAACCACTGTTTCAGTTTCTGATTTTAGGGATGCGTTTAAGCGCATGGGTAGAGGCGGGCAATTCTCTTATGATGGCCTGGGTGTTTTATTTAAATATCTTGAAGATTATGAGCAAGATACTGGTGAAGAAATTGAATTAGATGTTATTGGGATTTGCTGCGATTTTGCAGAAAATGACTTTGCCTCTATTGCTGAAGATTACTCCATCGATCTTTCAGAATGCGAAAGCAAAGATTCAATTAAGACCGCAGTTTTGGATTTTCTGGCAGACAATGGCTCATTAATCGGTGAAACCGATGAGGCTGCTGTTTATAGGCAGTTCTGATGATTTATGCCACCCTCGCACTTATCCTCCGCATCCTAACCCGCAAAAAATGAAAGGTTTTAATTATGCTTTATCACATTGATATAACAAACGGCGTTATTACTTGTGAATTTAATAATGCTCAAGATGCAAATATAAAAAAATATTTTGCAAATGTTGGCAAAAAAAAGCCCAAGCCCAACCGGGTGCGGGGCTGGCCCTTTGACAATATCTATTTGACGCATGGCACCCTTGAAAATGGGTTAGCCATTGCAGTCAAACCAAAAAAATCACCTTATTATTAAGTCAGCAACCACTAACTGAAAGGCTTAAAATGTTTGCATATTATACCCGTGATGATTACTTTCGTGATGATAATCTCGAAATTTTTTGTGTTCAAATTGCTGGGGTTCGATGGAGCGAATGCCCATCTTTACTAAATTGTATTCGTATACCCGCCACTAAAAAATTGGCTGCCATGAGAAAAGCCAAGGCAATGCCTGCCTACTATGTGCATAAATTGACATTGCACAGGTATTAAGTCAGCAACCACTAACTAAGCCGCCTTCGGGCGGTTTTTCTTTGCCCACTTTTAAGCCCTTGCAAGCCGTCCATGTATCTTGCATCGTCTTGGAGCAATTAGGCGGCTTCCTGCTCGTTTTGGAGGCTTTCTGGCTCCTCTTTGGGCAACATTTCTGCAATGCCAGCCACTAAGCCGATGTAATTGTGATCCATTCCTGGTCGTAACCCCAAGGTGTAGCAATGCTGATACCACGCTAAACACTCATAAAACCCTGCAATCAATTCACCCTTTCCTGCCGCCCTCAACACCAGTTTTTCCTCTGGCTTCAAGATTCTTTGAAATAGCGTTGTGTCGTGTTTTCTGCCTTTACCCATTGATATGCAATCTTAAAAATTCGGCTATTAACAGGGCTTCTGCTATGTTGTGATGCTTCTTCTTGTTTATGTGCATCCCTGCTTTTGGCCATTTCTCCCTTGCCAATAATAAAGAATCGTTTTTGTCTCTACTTAATCCCCAAAACTTCTTCCATGTTTGTGGAGTTATGAAAGTAACTGAATATCTGGTTAGCGTTGCAACTGCTTCAATGGCTCCCGCAGCCCTCATGAATTTACCCGTAGATACTGCGCCCTGACCAGGCATTACATGGACTGCCTCTATGCCAATTTCTCCACCTTCTTTGGGATCAATAAAATTTGACAATAAATCGCATAACTCAATTGGAAGGATTCTTCCATTTAAATGCTCTATGTTGGCAGCACCTATAAAATTTGAGTCGTGATCTACTGCGGCAATTGCGCCAGATATAGCGCCAGGATCGATTCCAACATAAATCATTTAATCTCCACAGAAGCAAGAAATAGCTTCTTCGTTAGGGTCAATATTTCCAAACATATCTTTTTGATTTAGGGCAAAGTCATACATTTCTTTGTAAGACGGGCGATCTTTCCTGAACTTTGCGCCATCACCATAGGTCTTGTTGCTAGATTGTGCGTGGGCTTCCATCTTCATCCACCACAGCGCCCTTTCTGGCTTTTCTGCAATTAATGACATGATTTGGTGTGCTGGCTTGAGGAAGCACAAATCGCAGTTTCCATGCATTGTCACCCCATTCATGTTTGGCAACTCCAAATCAAACGATTGGTTACGCCAAAACTGCCCTACTATCTCTTTTGTTACACCAGCCGTGACAAGAGGAGTTCTGCTTCTTTCCATCTTGGCAGCCCTTCGCATCTCGTCTGCCCGAATGCCCACCCAATCTGAGTTTTCATCGTGATCCCACCCGATTGACTTTAAATAGTGGTTGATTACCCTTATTTTCAGCTTGGCAGTACAGATTCTGGCAACAGGATTTGGGAGATATGGCGAACCATTTTGGTCAATCAAGTCAAAGAATGGAGTCCCATCACGGCTTGCAGTCTCATAATTCACTCTTTTCCACCGATTTGCTGGTGTTGGGTCGTACTTGTACTCCAGCCAATGGATTTCCACACCCCAATTGTCTTCAATCGCTTTTACAAATGTAATCGTTTCTTCTGCTTCTTTGCCCGTGTTTGCAAAACAGACAATGGCCTCCTCTGGCAAGCTCATCTGGTGAGCCTCCAAAATCCTGTAAAGCATATAAGCCGATGTTCGCCCACCTGAAAAACTGATGCAAGTTGGCTCATTTATCAGAAATGGATTCATAGTGGGCTTTCATGTGGTTCGTCAAATCTGTTTTTATTCCACGCCATAAGTGAGTCGGGCAAGCCTCCAGTTCCTTGGCCCTGTGCCATGCCTGACCCTTCCAGCCAGGGGTTTGCGCCATTAAAACAAGATGGGCCAATGTCTCCGCATACAACGAGGGCATGGTTGACAAGGTGCTGTGCAACGGCAAGCCCTTGTTTTCTTTTGTTGAGCAAGTGGTGGGCTTCATGTTTGTTCATTTTGTCATCTTTTCTTTAAAACCTTGATAAAAATCACCACAGTCCTTGAGTTTGAAAAGACCGAAACCTTCTTCAAAATCAACTGTATATCGTTCGCAAATGTAGTCAGCATATTCCATTTCAAGTTGGGATGTTCTCATTGCTGCCTCGAATTGTTGCTCAGTCATGGGAACCCTTGCAATTTCAGCGGCTGCACGGGTGATTGCTAGGCGAGTGGCTTCAGCAGTGTTAATGCCCGTCCTAACGAAAACCAGCGGTGCATCTTCTTTGTACCGCACCTGAACATTCCCTTGGCTAATGTTGATTTTCATCTCCAACTTCACCGCTAACCGCAGTGCATCGCCATCATCTTCAAGGGGGTTCCAAGGCTCTGCATCAAAGATGCAAAATCCTGGCGGCATACGAGTGCAATTACGCCAAACACCACTGAGGTCTTTTTTCACGTTGATTCGTGCCCCTTTTGCAGCCAACTCAATTAGTTCACTATCATCCATATCATTCATTGCCGCCTTAATTGAGCCAAACGCTCTTTGATGTGATCGGGCATTGGTGATGCCTTGGCAATGTCTGCCTTGATCTTGGCTAGGGCAGGGTCTACAAGCGGTTTAAACGCCATTTCAGGCACTTCTGCGCCATCCCAGCGTTGTTGGTTCAGATACACCAAGGGAGCAGGGATAAACGCCCCATTTGCCTTCAGCCACTGCTCTGTGGTCTTCATCCAAGCTAGGTGCTTGATTATCTGGTCTGCTTGGGTATCGCAGTAGGACTTGTCCCAAACCTTCTTGCAAGCCGATTTAGCCCCTTTTCTGGGACTACTAGGCCATGCCTTCCAAAAGTCTTCAAACATCATTTGCCCCCACTCATTATGTATTCTTTGAAGTCATCGTAGAAATCACCGCTTTCCATCAGTCTTATCAAGACATGATTATTGCCAACAGGGTGGTTATTCTCAATGAACTCTGCATATCGGTCTTCCAACTCGTATGTGTTCATTTTGTCCTCAAACTCTTCTTCAGACATAGGTTCTCCAAGGGTGGATAGACTGAGTATCCTTCCCTCTCCAGACTTGTCAGTGTTCATATTGACTCCTATTAAGATTGAAAAACTAGAAAAGCCCCAAGTGCGCTTGACGGGTTGATTCGCTTATACATCTGGCCTTGTTTTCCACCGTGTACCAGATGCTTCAACAGTCGCTCAACCAACGCTGTTCGCCTTTTGCCCTTGGGTGTG